CATTCCGTCTTCCTTCAGGTTCCAATAAGAAGTTTGGCGTTTATGTCAAAAATGACAAAGGCAATACTGTCGTTGTTAAGTTTGGCGACCCCAATATGGAAATCAAACGTGATGACCCTGATCGTCGCAAAAATTTCCGTTCCCGTCATCAGTGCGATACAAATCCTGGCCCAAAATGGAAAGCCCGCTATTGGTCTTGCCGCATGTGGGAAAAGGGCAAGTCAGTCAGTGAACTCACTGGAGGCGAAGACCCAATCGAGGCTTACTACATTAAGCAAGCTAATCGCGAAGCTAGACTAGCAGAAGCGTGTCTGGACGAAGAAGATTTCCCAACTCAGGAAGAAATCATCGCTTTGAATCCTCTCTTGGACAATGTTTACTACATTGAAGAAGAAGCAGGAATTTAAGTAGAATAAGAGAACCAATCACGTATCATTTATGTGATTGAATCAGTCCTAGGAATTACCTACACATTCTGCTTTTCTGTGTGCTATTTGCCACAGATTCTCAAAAGTCTTCGCACTAAGAATGTCGAAGATGTGAGCGTACAGATGTTTATTCTGTCAATTATTGGGTATATCTCAGCCATGGGATATACCCTTTTGCGTGTGGGGTGGGACTTTTGGTGGATTTTTAATTATTTTTGCGGTTTAGTATCTTCAATCATAATGGTTGCCGTTTACTATAAATATAAAAAATAATATGTTCAGCATTTATCATTCAGCATTCAATTTGATCAAACATGGCTTTGTAGGTTGGCAACAAAGCGTTGTTAATTCTTGTAAATTTGCAGAAGAAGTAATTATCGCAGTCAACACATCAGTTGATGGAACAAAAGAAGCTATTGCAGAAACACTCCAAGAATTCAATAACTGGAAAATTATTGAAACAAACTTTAGCTATCAAGACCCTTGGCTAGACGGTAAAATCAAAAACGAAGCCCTGCAAGCTTGTACTCAAGAATTCAAAATCCAACTCGATCTTGATGAATATATTCCTCTTTGGCAAAGGCCGCTTTGGGAAAATTTGGCAATGCAAATTGCATTTAGCCCCGTTCAATGCGCCTCAGTTGCTTCTGTTAATTTATACAAAGATTGGGATCATTTAGCGTCTATTACTAATAAACAATATTTTCATAAAGGACAAGCGTATCGAGCGCCATGCATCCAAGCGCGAAAGTCAGATGGAACAATCAATACTCAAATGAGCGATGGTTGTGATTTAGTGGACGCCGATGGTAATTTTGTTTCGACAATCGGAACAACAACGAATTTAGAACCATTAGAGCTTGGGCTTTCTCCATTTGTTATTCATTTCGGTTATGTAGATTTAGATTCACGCCTAAAACGTAATCACGAATTTTGGTATGAACATTGGTATGTGGAAGGAGGAGGTCAAGCCCCAGCACATACTATTCACATGAAACACGAAGATTTTGATCAGCAGTATATCTTGCATAATTTAAAACTATGATTTCTAGATTGGCCGCGCAAAGATGATTGAAGATATTTTAAATAATCACTATAAAAATAAATTTAATAAAAAACCAGAATTATTAGATTTATATAAAATACAAGCAGCTAGAGAATTAGACCTTGTAACCCTAAACATAGGGTTGGGAGACGCTGTTGCATTAACTTGTTTGACTCAGCAATCAAGTAAAAAATTAAATATATTTTCTCCAAATAAACATTGGCAAACTCTTTGTAAATTTAATTCAGCACTAAATCCAATTGGAGAATCTAAAAATTATATTAGAACAGAGATACTTGAACTTCATAATGTTGGAAATGGCCACATAGATCAGAGGCTTCAGCGAACGCTTGGATTACCAGTGCAAAAATTGCCAAAACCATATTTACACCCCACAGTTCCTCTTAATAAAAAGAGGAATAAAGTGGCTCTTCATTTTTCTACTGGTATTTCTGCTTTCGATCTTATTCAGCATGGATTTGTTAATCCTCGTCAATTAGAAGATTGGGCGCAAAAAGAAATTCTCAAATTTATTGATGGTTCGAATCTTGAATTTGTGGAATTTGGTATGGAGCAAAAATTTCAACATCCAAAAGTAAAAGATTTTACAAAAACATCAGTAGAGGATTCTGTCAATGAAATGGCAACATGCGAGTATTTCATGGGTTTAAATAGCGGCTTTATGAGTGTTGCCGCTGCACTAGAGCTAAAAAGCGTTATTATTGTTAATGTTCCAGATGTTAAGGATTTATATTTGCCTGTTATTCAAGAATGTAGCGCAGAAGATATGAATTGGCTTTACCCACAAAATGTTCATCTTCATCAAAATGGTGAAAATGAACTGGTAAAAAAACTATCTGTAGTTAATATAAAAAAGGCTTTTGATGGTGAAATTTATCCATTTTGGAGTCATCAATTTTTAGATTTAATTTATGATCACAATTTTAGTAGATGAAGGATATGCTTATGATTACTTAGCTATTTTAGCGGTCAAAAGCAAAAAACTCAAAACAGATAAAGCTCTAGAGGCTAGAAATCAATGCAGCGAGTTTATTATGGAACAAGTTGGAGAAGATAAGCATCTCGATATTCTAAAATCTAAGAATTTTACAGATTTATTTAATGTTAATTCAGAGACTTTTGATGCTGTAGAAAAAGCTCGATATGGAAAAATATCCGCTAAAGAAGTTGACGATTTGAACATGAAACGATATAATTGTAAAGTCGCTTTGCAAAATGAATTCTTTCCACAACAAAAAATCTCAGAATTAAAATCGTGAAAACAGTCATTATTACAGGCATTACTGGTCAAGATGGTTCCTTAATGGCAGACTATCTTTTGAATCAACCAGATATTTTTGTGCATGGAGCGCATCGTCGCCTAAGCGTTCCCAATCACGCTAATATTGAGCATCTAAAAAATCATCCAAGATTTTCTCTTTTAGATTTAGACATTACTGATCCCGAAAACATCAATCAAGTAATTAGAGAAATCAAGCCAGAGTATTTTATCAATTTCGCCGCCAATTCTTTTGTTGGTAATAGTTGGAAGATGCCAGTAAATCACATGCAAACAAACTGCATGGGTGTTTTATATTGTTTGGAAGCTATTCGTAATTTTTCCAAAGGCACTAGATTTTATAATGCTGGTAGTAGTGAACAATTTGGCGATGTGATTTGCTCGCCTCAAGATATTAACCACCCATTTCGTCCGCGCTCTCCCTATGGAGCAGCTAAATGCGCGGCTCATCATTTGGTTAAGGTTTATCGTGATTCTTACGACATTTATGCCGTTCAAGGCATTTTGTTTAATCATGAAGGAGTTCGTCGTGGCGAAGAATTTGTGACACGTAAAATTTCTAAAAATGTAGCGAGAATTCACAACTCGATTAAAAATGAAGAATCTTTTTTACCAATTGAATTGGGCAACCTAGACGCTAAGAGAGATTGGAGCGATGCTGAAGATTTTGTCAAAGGTATTTGGCTGATGATGAATCAAGACAAGCCTCAAGACTATGTTTTATCTTCTAATGAAACCCATACTGTTCGTGAGTTCGTAGAGCTAGCATTCAAAGCTGCTTTTATTGAAGGGGAATGGATGGGGTACGGTATCGAAGAAATTTTTGTAGAAAAAAATAGTAAAAAAATTCTAGTTAAAATTAATCCTCAATTTTATCGCCCAGCAGAAGTTGACCTTCTTTGGGGAGATTCAACCCTCGCTCGATTAATCTTGGGCTGGAAACCAGAAACGTCTTTCCCCAAACTTGTCGAAAAAATGGTTGCGCAAGACTTGGGTTGGCCATATTAATTATGAATATATTACAAATAGGATGCAATAATTGCAATGATCATGTCTTCGATTTTGTTAAAGAAAATCATAAAGACATAAATGAATTAGTGATTGTTGATGCACTTCCAAAATGTGCGCAGACAGCGCGTGAAAAATATTCTTTCATCAAAAATCTTAAAGTTTTTAATAACGCCATCGGAACAGAAAATAAAGAGTGTAAATTTTATTTTCCAGATGGCGACGAAAAATCCGCTCACGCTTCTTTAAAATCAGATCATGTATTAAATCATAGGCATGATAAAATTAATCATATTGAAATTGAATGTATTGACATTAATGAATTTTTAGCTAAACTACCTCCAATAGATAGGTTATATATAGACATTGAAGGTTTAGATGTTGAAACACTTTTGCATTTAAATTTTTTCAATTTTCCAATTCCATATATTGAATATGAATTTTATCATGGTCAATCAACTTTCAATCCTGGATTAATGCATACTTTCCTCTTGCAAAAATTTCAGGATCATGGATATTCTGTAAAGCAAGTTTCAGAATATAATTGTGCCGCAGAAAAAACCAAATAAAAAAGCTTTAGTTGCTAAATTCGTAGAAGTTCCAGCGAAATCTAAAAAAGAATTTTGGCAGCGAGAATATGTTCTCCTCAATCGCTTGATTGAGAGGTACAGTATTGATTTTTTAAAAGATACTACCTTCACCTTCAAAGGTGAGAGCTTGGCTATTCTTTTTGCCGATAAGATTTTAAAAGAACTGGATTCTAGATTCAGAATCTATTCATCTGACTTGCAATCAAAGAGGGAAATCATCGTACTTAAAGATGACCCAAGCGTTGAAAAGAGAATCATTGAGCGCAAACCAAAAACCATAAAAGACTTTTTAAATGGCCAAGACTAAAACATCCGAAGAAAAGAAAATCACTTCCACAGAAGTTCTCAGCACTTTCCTAAAGCAGAACTCGGAAGACCACTACAACTTTGAAGAGACTGTTGACTATAAGGTGTCAAGCGGTTCTTTACAACTAGACTTACAGCTTGGCGGCGGCTTTGGCCCTGGCCTACATCGTTTTGTAGGCATGAACGAAGGCGGCAAAACCAGCGAAGCATTGGAAGTCATGAAGAACTTCCTAAACGAAATCGAAAACTCCAAAGGCTTTTACATCAAAGCCGAAGGTCGCCTTTCTCCAGAAATGCAAAAGCGTTCTGGCGTGAAATTCGTCTTCACTCCCGAAGAGTGGGTCGCTGGAACTTGCTTTGTTTTTGAAAGCAATATTTATGAAACAGTGGTAGATGCAATGCGTCAGCTAGTTTCCAAGAATGAAGAGAAGACAAAGTTCTGTTTCTTGCTAGATGCTGTGGATGGCTTGATTGCCAAGAATGATATGGACAAGTCCTTTGAGGAAAGTTCAAAGGTCGCTGGTGGCGCAGTTATCGCCGCTACATTCATGAAGAAGCTGTCCATTGCGCTTGCTAAACGCGGCCACATGGCCATCTTCATTTCCCAAGTTCGCGCAGATATTAAGCTCGACCCATATTCCAAGGCACCAGTGCGACAGACCTCCGCAACAGGAGGCAATGCTCTTCTCCACTTTGCCAACTGGATTCTAGAATTCGAACCCCGATTCAAGGGCGACCTCATTCTCAAAAGCGCAACAGATAAAATCGACTTGGAAAAAAATCCTCCAGTTGGACATTGGGCCAAAGTCACTGTTAAGAAGTCTCCAAACGAGAAAACAAATCTTACTATTCCATATCCGATTCGCTATGGCCGCACGGGTGGCAAGTCCATTTGGATTGAAAAGGAAATCGTTGATCTACTTCTTGCTTGGGAGTTAGTTGCAAAAAGCGGTGCTTGGTTCGCTCCAAGTGAAGATTTCGTCCAGCTTCTCGCGGAGAAGGAGTTATCTTTTCCAGAAAAGATTCACGGCGAAGCTGCTCTTTTTAAAGTTGTAGAGGAAAACCAAGAGCTTTGCAAATTTTTGATTAGCTATTTCAGGAGCTTGATCGCCAATGAAGTTTAAAACTCTTTATGGTAAAGAAAAGACCCTAAAGAATGCTCGCCAATATTTAATTGATTGGCAGAAAAAAACGCGCAGTAAATTTCAAGATGAAGTCAAACGCTTCCTTTATAAGTATTGGAAAGATGATGTAGTCTTCGAAGAGTTAAGAATGGTAGAAACGAGATTGACTTTTGACTTCTTCAATGCAAACAAAAAAATTGCTATCGAAGTTCAAGGTCAACAGCATACAAAGTTTGTCCCATTCTTTCACGGGAGCAGGGCAAAATTTCTCCAACAGTTGAAGCGAGATTGCAAGAAGTATGATTTTTGTCAAATCAATGAAGTGACATTGGTTGAGATTTATGATGTTTCGGAATTAAATAAAGAATTTTTTGAATCGCAAGGAGTTTTTCTGTAAAATAATTATATGAATAAAAAGAATTTCACCAAGGAGATGTCGAAGTTTCAGATGCCGCCAAATTTAATTGATCAGCTTTATGAGCTAAGTGGCAACGCCGACAAGTACAAGGCGATTGTTCTTGGTTATATTTCCGAGGATGGAGTTCCTTTGATTTATGCTAAATATGATTCTCAAGTTGTTGAATTTGGCATGAGGAAAGCCTTAGAAAAATATTTGGAAAACGCTGACTCTAATGAGTTTATGTTTGGCGGTGCCAATTTGGATGAAGATTTTCTTGACGAAGAAGAGTAAATGCTGTAGCGTATAGCTAGCATGATTTACTCTTACGAACTTGAAAAGCAGCTACTCGCAGGGCTGATTAAAAATCCAGAATCATATTTTGATATTTCTGCGTTCATTAACGAACGAGACTTTTATAGTGAAGACAATTCTTTAAATAAAACAATCTTCACAATCGTCAAGCAAGCTCTAGAAGCTCACGAAGATATTGACGATGTAATTATTGCTCAAAGAGTTCAGAGCTTGGGCATTTCATTCGATGACGTTATCAACGTCGCTGAATACGTCAAGTCTCTTGGCATGAGAAAGGTTGCAGAAGGCAGCTTAATCAAAACCACCAAAGAACTAAAGAAATACACGATTCGCCGCGAAATTTACGAGTCTTCTCAATCTATCGCAAAGAAGATGAGAACGCTCTCGCCAGAGAGCAGCTATGGCGAAATTATCTCCATCGCTGACAAAGAATATAATAATCGTATCAATCAATACGAAGTTGGTAACGACTCTCCAGAGAACATCTA